AGGTGTATCAAGCGCGTAGATTGTTTATAGTTCCCTTTCTACGCGCGTATCGGAGCCTGTCCGAGACAAAAACAGGCACCCTAGAACAATGATGGAAGAAAGTAAAGCAATAAAAATTACTCTCCCCACTGCTAAATGTTCTACACAACCCTCACGCCCACCTATGAACCAACTGAATAGGCGAGGCAGATCAGTAACGAATCGTCGTGGTCATGTCGTAAGAACGTGGAAACCCAAGACTGACGTTACACCGGCCGTAAGAGATGAACCGCTGGAGGTCCCGCATCGGACTACAATGACAACAACAACGACCCCTGTTCAACAGTCGGGTCCATTGATTTTCCCGTTCGAAAGCAATAGCCCCTGTGATGATTCACCCACAATTGTGAGTGATGTTGCATCACCTTCCTCTAACTCTAATGATGATGGTGTTTCCTTTGAACACATCGTCCCCAGCACTCAAGTGACTGAACCAACACCTTCGGGTGATGAACTCACCACCACTTCTCTCAAACCTACCAACACCGCTTCCAGTGATCGGGTTGGCGAACCACAATCTATGTTGGAGTACACCATGTCAAAGGTTGTGAATTCCGACGCTGTATATACCCTTCGTGACGTTAAGGGCCGTACCACCAGCACGCTCAGACCAATCCGATTTGTAAGGTCTGAGAAGTCGGAAACTCGCTCTCTCTTGATTTTTCAGAGTGTCAAGAGATTGCCTGCATTTATTTGGGAATTTGAGATAGTGCGATATATTCCCAACTATGCTTTTCTTATCATTCTTCTCTTAATGTTAAATCTCCTTCTAGCTGCTTCCTTGGGCTATTTAGTCCCTCTGTTCTATGCTTTTGGCATCCCTTTACATATTCATGATTATCTGACTGATCTATTTTTACTCATCCACTACCTCGTCTCACCTGTTAGTCGCTTCATAGCTTCTCCGCGCTTTATGATTTTTACCATACCGTTCATGATATGGTATGCTCGTAGATCTAGGACTGTGACTGAATTTGTGCAGGCTGATGTGGTTGCAGTAGCTTCTCTAGTCAGTTCTACTAACATGGCTGTTGGGTATGATAATATATCCACACAGTGTATTAATGTTAGGTCCAGAATGTCGGGAGCTTCCCAGGATATCGGAATTATGTTCAATGATAAATGGCAGGCTAGGCGTCCTCAGTCTGAAGCCACCGTTGCAATGTTCATTCTTAAATCTTCTCTTCAAGAGGAGATGAAGATTCGAAAAATGCTGGGTTTTTAGGACGGGGCGGTGGCGATGGTCGACTGGTACAATATGGCTATAGAGTTACTGAAGTTGACATCCCCATCGCACCCAAGGATCCGAGTACCAAGTTCGTTCTTAGAGGTAACGACGCGGTACTGCAGAAGCGAACACCTATCTCTGAATCACTCGGTCCTGTGATCATACCATTTGCATTACCAAAAGCTGATGTCTGCTTGCAAAACAGTGCTACATCCATATGCCAACGTGTTGGGAGGATATTTCCTGACCGTGTTGAATCCGTTGTCAAAGATTTCTTCGATTTTGTTGATAAATGGGTTCATCACAACGTTGAGCCTTTGGTTAGTTTTGTTGACACTACTTTTGAAACATGGTTGGCCAAGACCGATTATCCTGCTCATCGCAAGATCTCTCTATCGGAAACTCGTGGGAAGCTAAGAGCTATCACTGAGAACGATGTCTCTATTGTTCAAGGCAATGAGAAAGTAAAATGCTTTACTAAGGACGAATCTTTTCCATTGTTTAAGGCATCACGTACTATCTGTTCTCGTTCTGACGAAGCCAAAGTTGTCTTAGGGCCTTATATGAAATTGTTCGATAAGGACCTATTTGCACGACCGCAGTTTATTAAGACAGTTCCAGTTGCCGATAGACCTGACTATATCTTAAAGACCCTTGGTCAGGAAGGGCCATTTATCATTACAGACTACACCGCCTTTGAATCCCTTTATACTCCAGATCTGATCATGAATGTTGAGATCAAGTATATGGAGCGCCTATTTTCGAATTTACCTCAAGGTAATGTTATAGTTCAGCTGATCAAGGAAATCATGGCAACCACTAACAAGCTCGTCTTTCGTGACCTTAATGTTCAGTTGAAAGGTCGACGAATGAGTGGTGAAATGAACACTTCTTCCGGAAATGGGTTTACCAACGCCATGCTGATTGAGTATTCTGCTCATCGAATTGGTGCTGAAGTTTCCTATGTTTGTGAAGGGGATGATGCTGCTGCCAAGTTCCATGGTTCACAACCTAATGCCAAGCTCTTTGAAGAGGTTGGTATTCGGGTCAAGCTGGAGTCTGTTGATGATATTTGTCGGGCCTCATTCTGTGGTAATGTTTTCGATCCCAATGATCGTAACAATGTCACTGATCCACGGAAATTTTTGGTTGGCTTTGGGTGGTCCAATAAGAGATATGTAGGATCGTCGCCAGCAACCAAGAGGGCACTGCTTCGTGCCAAGGCTCTGAGTGCTGCTTATCAGTATCCTGGTTGTCCTGTTATTCAAGCTTTCTCTCACAGGTTATTGACCTTAACAGCGGGTTGTGATATAACCAAGGTTTGTAATAATCTTGGCTATTGGGACCGTATCAAGATGTATGAAGCTATTAAGATTGAACGGTCTAAACTTTATCGACCCGTGGGTGTCGGAACACGTGTCCTTGTCAGTGAATTATATGGCCTGTCTATTGATGATCAGTTAAGACTTGAGTCTTTCTTCGAGCATGCTGATCTGTTGAGGCCTGTTGTTTTGCCAGAGGATATTATCTTCGATGTCTCTGATGATTGGAGACACTGCTGGCAAATGTATGTAACTGATTCCGAGTTCCCACCCATCATATGTGAGTCGTTTAACGACGACTGGCGTATGAAGACCAGATAAGCACACACCAATCCTGGCGCCCTTTCGAATACTGTTCGGCGCCTCCTTCTTTGTCCATTGTAGTAATACTGTGGGAAGAAATAGTATTCATGACCCCTTCCTGGGCCATTAATGGGGTTCCACTATGTAATGTTCCAAAATCGGTTACTTCCGTGCTAAACAAAATGCCAAGAGACTGCACGGCAACCCCCTTCTTAGGGTTATAGTGGGATGTACAGTCCCTGCTCCATCAGGTATCCCATACCATGGTAAAACAAAACAAACAAAACCGCGGCCAAGTCCCGCGTAATAGATCTCAAAACAACCGAAGGGCCCAGCGTCAGAATGCTCGAGCTCCTATGAACCGTTCCACTGTCTCCCGTGTTGACAAACCTTTGATCAACAATAGTCGAGACTTTGTGCTAACACATCGTGAATTGATCGATGTTGACCCGACCACTGGAACAGGTTTCACTCTTAGAGACTTTGTCATTAATCCTAGCAACGAGAACCTCTTTCCTTGGGGTCACGGTGCTGGGATAATGTTCGATCGTTACGAGTATACCTACCTTCGGGTCCATTACCGTGCCAGAGTTCCTGCCACTACGGCGGGATTTCTCCGTATTTCAATGGATACTGACACTTTAGACCCACATCCCACATCGATGGCATCACTGGCTGTCATGATGGGGTCAATTGAATCCTCAAATTGGAACAACTTTACTTTTGAGGTCCCACGACAGATGCTTAGAGGCAAGCGTTATGTTGGGACAACGATTCCACCTGTGGCAGATCTCAAGACTTATCACATTGGTAAGTTATTGATTGGTCTCGAGGGCTTCACCGGCATGCCCGGTACTTTCGAGGTCGACTATTCTGTCCGGCTTTATGAACCAACTCCGGTTGGTGAGGATTCCGCTCTTATTACTCTAGTTGGAAATCGTACTATTGCAGCCACCTCTTTTGAACCACTTATTGCTCCTTTTCTGTCGACCACCATTACTGGCCGACTCCCTTTGACTGTGTTGCCCAACATCAGCCAACATGCACTAACCGGTGCCGGGAATACCGATTTATCCACATACTTCAAGTTTGCTGATGAATGGTATGGAACGATCACTGCTGTGGCAGAGAGCTTAGCGGTCAACGACTTCTTCAATCAAGAGGATATTGTTGGCAGACTAACTGGAACCAAGAACCTTTCCAACACACCCATAACCCACGGTTCGGCTCGTCCTCGGGCCACCGTTGCGGTCCATGCTCAGGCTGATGACTTGTTCACTTTCTTTGGTTATAATGCTGATGCTTTGTCTCAGTTTACACCCAATGATTTTAAGTTCTACATGTCACCTATCAGTCAATATACCTATGAGTCCTATTAGGTGGCCTCATAGCCTCTGGTCGCTGCTTCCATTAAGTAGTATCACGTGTCTTTGAGTTTGAAGGTTGGCTCAGACAACCCACCGAGGTAACTCCGGTTAAGAAATCCTACAGCTCGTACTAGAGCCACTCTCATGGTGTTGCAGTGTTGCACCATGTCCGTAATCTACAGATTTGGGTGACCTTTTCTGAAAACAACTCTGCGGTTACTCTTCGAATATGCACTTCACTAGCTGCGGC